ACAATAGTGGACATAGTACTGCTTGCGGATAAACAGCTTGTCGCCTTCGTTCCAGTTACGACGAATGCCCACCACATCCCCCGTGCCCTCATCCACAGTAATGATGTACGGCTGCGCAATACCAGTTATCTCACCTTCCTCGTCCTTGTGCTCAAACCCCTCTACCTCATAATCTAACTGGAACTCCAACAGGCTAACCTCTTCCTCCTCATCCGCAGGAGACATGCCCGTTACCTTGTCTACAGCTTTTCTAATCGTGCTCTCATCCATGTTGCCGTAAGACTGCGGCTGAGCAGTATCTAAATACTGACCACGGGCCACGGCTTTTTTGTATTCATTCGTGGTCATGGAAACGCGGTGAATAATTCGCTCGCATTCGCTCATTACCGAGCTACCCTGATACGGGATATACAGGTCGTCTGGCAGCACCAAAGCACTTACCATGCGCCCTTTGTTCTCGTCGTAATACACCTTCTTAAAGGTAGAACCGCCATAGCCTGTGTAAAACAACAGTTGGTCAAACTCAGGCGTGTACTCTTCCATCACCGAAGTGATCTGGTAGTTCATGAAATCGCGCACGCGATCAGCCTGCATTATCTTTTCCCGTGTCTCCTTGCCCAGCACTCGCGTGCGCACGGGACCGTCGGAAGGCATCAATTCCTTCAGTGCGGTAGCCTGAAACTGAACAATGCTCTCGGTAAGCAGTGGATGGCTCACGCCGCTTGCGCCCTTAAACGGTTTGGTGCGCTCTTCCATGCTAAAGCCCAGCAACCTCATGCCCTTGCTGTACTGGTCTTCCCAGTCTTTTCTAGAAGACTTGTCCGCCTCAAACAACAACATCAAATCGCTGCTGATCAATGTAAGCACGTCGGTATCAACAACTTCAGCCAAGTTGGCATCAAAGGGCACATCTGCGTCCTCTTGATCTCCGATGTTTACCACCACCTCGCCGGTCGCTGTGTCAAACTCAATCTCAATTTCAGGCAGCTCTTCCAGCATCTCCTGTGCAGAAATTTCTACGTCTACGCCACCTTCGGGGTAGTCTTCGCCTGTGATGCGTTTTTCAATTGGCATGTTTTGTCCTTATAAATATCTGCGGTTATCAGCCGAAAGGCGGTCTACCAACCCGCCTTTAGCGAATGGTACGCCAGTCTTCATGATACGCGCTGCGGCTTCAGGTGACCAGACCACGCCTGTTGCAGTGATGGGTCTGCCGTCTTTATCTGGTGGTAATTCAATTTGGCGAAGCTCTAATCCAGATTTCTCCCCGCCCAAGTCCTTAATTACTTGTTTCAGGTTGGGCAGTACCTTGCCTGCGTAAAGCTGGGGCTTGGCTGACTCGTTACCGGGGAAGGTGGCAAAGCCCTTACCGTCACGCATGGCGGCTTGGATGGCGTTCTTCATGAGCAACTGCTGACGGACCATCTGATTGGTCTCGAATCCTGCAAAAGGCTCCGCAAGAGAATATGGTGCTTTTTCTCGAACACGGGCGGTAAGCATGTACATGCGCTTCTCCAAACCCTGTACCTTTTCCTGTAATGTCATTTGTATTTTTTGGTATAGCGGCTGAAACTGGTCCTGCGTGAGGTTTCCGTCCTTAAAGTCCTTCTGTATACGAGAAAGCTCTGTAAAAGCTTTGTTACGAAGATCTCCTATCTGATTGCCCAATGAATCAATTTCAGCTGCGTCTTTTTGCTCGCTGCCAAAAGTGGTTCCCGACTTTCTCATGTCCTTGGACAAATCAGATTGCAACTCATGGAAGTGACGACCCTGCACCTCTCCCATGCCGGGGATAGTTGCTTCGTGCTCCGAGAACCGGGTAAAACCAATTGGGTAGGGGCCTGCGGCCACCCCCTTATGCTTGCCTCTATACGCCGCAGCGTCTTGTAAAACGAGACCAAGTTGTTTAACGTCATCGCTCATGAAGCGTTTAACACCCTTGGATGCTTCATGCACTGTTTGTATGGAGGGCTCCAAAGCGGTTTGCAATGCAGCTTTGACGCTGGTTGTACCACTAAGCGGATCCATAGGTTTTAGCGAAGGATTATTCCAATTAATACCTAAATCTGGGATATCTATGGAATGAGAACGAGCTTGCTCTCTTGCCAAGTCTTGAACTTTTCTTGAGGCAGTGATTTCTGCTTCACGGTTCAATGCAGTGTAAGCAGCATTGTTATTTCCAAACAGTTTATTGTGCGTTGCTGAAAGCGCTTGAGCTCTGGTCATTCCTTGATCGATGAACTGCTGTTCCATCTCCGCTTTCTTTTTTTTCATGAAATCATCTTTGAATTTGAACCAGACACTTTCTCCATTCTGATTAAACAAAACGGGGCGAGCAAAGCCTCTTTCAATGTTTTGGATATCTTGCCCAAACTGGTCAATCAGTTTGATGTTGTTCTCCGCCGTATTAAGTTTTGTATTGATGCGAGATACAAGGTCCGGATCGGCAATCTTTATGAGCTCTGGATTGGACAACAACTTTCTTGCGTCCTCTAGTTTCTGAATGGTAGGGGTTGTGGTGGAGTTGGCCACAAAAGCGCCAAGGCTTATGGCACCCTCGTCAAACAGCTTAGTAGCAAGAAGCGTTTGTTCCGGTTGCTCAAGATACAGGTTAGTTGTGCCCAGTTCCTTGCCCCAGACGTTGTCCTGATTCTGGTGGTACTTCCCCTTTTCAGGAGGAAGAGTTTCGGAAATCCATTTCCCGGGTGAATGCGTACCTGCCAGTGCTTGCTTGATTTGATCAGGCGTAAGCTTGGTCTTGGGGTCCATGCCGGGGAATGCGCGTTCAATACGCTCAAGGTCGTAATCACGGAACTTGCCTTTGAGCTGGCCCTTGAGTTGGCCAAGCTGTACAGGGTTTTTGATGGTGTCAATAAACGCATCCAAGCGCCCCACAAATGGACGATCTGCGGTTGCGCCCGCCTGCATTGGAGGAACAACAGAAGCAATTTTTGGAACCGCTGTTACCGGCGCGGGAGCCATTTCTATCATTTCTGGAGCAACAGTCACTTCTGCGGGAGGCGCAGGCAATGGCTCGGCTTGTCTGGCAGCTACGTTTGCCTGTGCTTCTTCAACAGTGGGAGCTACCGTTGGAGCAGGAGTAGGGACGGGAGGAAGAGCGGGAGCAGGGGCCGTCCTTGCAACTTCCTTGGGTTTTTTCATGTCCCGTAGCAAATCTGCCGCTTTCTTTACGCCCGCTGTAGTTGTTTGCGTTGCCTGTACGCCCTTGCGTACAACATCGGCAGGGTTCACGACACTCGCACCGAGTTCCCCCATCATGTAGAAGCCTGCGTCCCGGGGATCGGTTGGCGGAGCAGGACGAATACCTGCTTCAGTAGCCAATCGTTTCAACTGCGCACTGCCCCCCGTAGGCTCCTTAGAGCCAAGACCAATAGGTGTCAACACCAAATTACCTATGTCCGCCGCACCGCCAACAAGGTTGTACGGGGTTTCGGTCACGCCTTGCAAAATATTCTTAAGATTGCGGGCCGCGCCAGTGCCTACATCCTTCAGCACCTGCAACGCCTCTGCCGCCTTGAATTCCTTGCCCTTTGATAGCGTATCTGCGGTGACTGGTCCGCTATCGGGCACGCCAAAAGGGTCTTGGAAATAATTTACGTCTCCACCCTCCGCCATGCGAACAGGACGCAACAAAGGCAACGGCTTGCGAGCAACAGGGGCAGCCTGTGCTTGTATCTCAGGGAACGGCGACTGATAACTTAGATCTAAATCAACAGCAGGGGCAGGCTTTGAAGGCATCGCCGCCAACATCTTCTCCGCTTCACTCGGCTCGTTCTCATCCTTGCCCTCTTTCTCCGCCTCGTCCGCCAACATCGACACAGCCATCGCCGCCTGATAACTTGGACCAAGTTGAGACAATAGCGGACTACCCACAGAAGCTGCCTTGTATCCCACCCTCTGTACGCCAGCCTTTGATTTCTGAGTAGGCGTAGCCTGCGCCACCTTGGTCGAGCCAAGAGCGCCCGTGATCTTGGTCACATAGTTCTGCGTTTCCTTAGGCAACTTGGAGAAGTCACCACCCTTGTCCAACCACTTGTCCGTGTTCCCCGGTCCCCAGTTATAGGCAACCAAAGCAGTCTCCCTGTTGCCATACTTCTTGACCATGGCATTCAGATAATCCCGACCAACCCGGGCCCGCTCATCAGGACTGTCATCCTGTGCAGGCTTGACCCCATAACCGGGATCCTTGTTCGTCATGTCCAGAACCTGCATCTCACCCTTAGCAGTACCATACTTGGTCTGCGGGCCTTCCAACAAGGTTTTACCGTCCGCTTTGTAACGACGGCCACCACTCTCTTGCTGCTTTACAGCTTCGAGCAAATCTTTGGAAGACGGTTCTTGGGCCATGGTCCGGGGTCCTTCATATACCAGCTATGCCGGTTTGTAAGTAATGCTCGATTCTACTGGTGCAAGTCAGGGTGTCAACACTCAATAATACTCGTACCTATTCTCCTCAACCGCAGGCTCATCATCCTCATCATCAGCCAAAGCAATAAAGTTGCCCTGCCGAAAACGCATCCAAGCCATTACCGCCGAGTCCACCTGATCATCATGCGCCCCATTCGGAAAAGCAGCACACTCCTCCACCAATTCCTCCGCCCACTCCACATCCTCCGGGTACCAAATCATTCCCGACTCCAACAAAGGTGCAACCGCATTCGCCCGGCTCACCTTGTCTTGACCGCTTCTCCTGCCTCCCGGACTGTACATAGTTACAGGTATCCCGATCTTGCGCAACTCCTGCTGCAACGGCGTGCCCGTCGCCTTCGCCTCAATCAAGACATTGTCAGGATTCCAATACACATACTCCGCCTTGGCAATGCGCTTTAACTCCGGGAAATCCCACCGGCCCTTCTTCACCCCCAACAAAATTAAATTAGGACCAGAATCCAAATCAGGAACAAACACCCCCCACGTACTGATCACAGAAAAGTCAGCACTCTCCTTCTTGCTGTACGCCGTGTCATACGTCTGGATCAAATACTCACAAGACGGCGGCTCGTCCGACTTCCACTTGCGCCACCACTCCCGCTTCAATATGGCCCCCTCATCATTCGTCGGGGCCTGCTGCCACTGCGCCTGCCACTTCTTCATGCCAATACTGACCTTGACCTTCTCTAACTCGTCAAGGCTCCAGTACCCGGGCCACAACGGAGCGCCACTGGGCAAAATAGCAGGGAACTCGATCACCTCCCACTGGTCCGACTTCAACTGCCCCTGCTGACGGAGTAAGCGACCACTCAGGTCATCCGTCTTCCACCGTGTATTAATTACAATAATTGAACCGTTTGGCTGTAACCGCTGACGAGGGCCCGACGTGTACCACTCCCACGTATTCTCCATAGCAGTCTCGGATAACGCATCCTGCTCATCCAAGATGTCATCAAGGATCACGATGTTACCGCCACGGCCCGTCATCGCACCGCCCTTGCCGATGAAAAAGGCTTCACCCCCACCCTTCGTGTTCCACCGACCGGCAGCCTTGGAGTCAGCGGACAAGCCCACGCTGGGGAAAAGTTCTTTGTACTTGTCTTCATCAACAAGGTTACGGATCATCCGGCCAAACCGCTGGGCCAGTTCGGCGGTGTGGGAGCCGACGATGAGTTTGCTGTCAGGGATTTTGCCCATCACGTAGGCAGGGAACAGATAGCTGCCCAATTGGGACTTACCGTGGCGCGGGGGCATGGCAATCATCAAGCGCTTGCATTTACCAGCAATGACGCGGTCAAAGGCTTCCGCAATGATCTTATGGTGTTCCCCAACGAGCATCTCGGGCCACACGTACTTGCAGAAGTCAAGAAAGCTGGTGGTGGCTTTCTCTTGAGCATCCAGTAGTTGGAGGCGGAGCTCTAATCGGAGGCGCTCGGCCTCGACATCTTGTTGTTGCGTGTTACTCACGGGCAGACCTTCAGGTTCTGAATTTTTTATATATTAACCCACCCCAAGGCTTTTTACAAACAAGGGGGGTGTTTTATGGGGACGGGGGTAGGGGTGGGGGTCAGACTTTCAAAAGCTTTTTGTTTGGCTAAAACATGGCCTGTGTCCTTCGCTGTCGCTGACGGTACCCAAAATGGCCCCCCCCCTCCTTCAGAACTGACAGACAGACCGGCAGGCAGGACAGAGAGGTATCCGGCGGGCCCACCCACCCCCGCCACCACCTTTGAGGGAAGAATAATAGAAAAAAACTATCGCTTAAAAAAAGCGATAGAAAAAAGCTATTTGTAATACTTCTGTTTCCTAAATGAAACTAATACTTCTGTTTCTTAGGTAGGGTAGCTGCTGTAATACTTCTGTTTCCTAAGTGAAACTAATACTTCTGTTTCCTAAATAAAAAGAGCCCGGACCTTGCGGTCCGGGCTCTCGGTGCTGTACTGGCCGACAGTGTCGGCCAGATCGCGGATCAGTCGCAGATCAGTTCGAACTGGTCGACTTCCTCGATCTTTGTTCCGACCTTGACCTTACGACAGGTCGGGCTGTCCGACCGGACGTAAGCAGAGATGCAGATCACCACATCCTCCATCTCGATGTTGTAGTCGCGGTTCAGCCAGTTGGGCCAGTCAGTTGTCTTAACACTGGTCGACTTATCCATGAGGAAGTCGAGGATCTTAACCAGCACTGGATCTTTAAACCCGTCCAGTTTGTTCAAGCCTACCTCGATGGTTGGCTTGTAATGACCAGTCCGCAGGTACAGACTATGCACGGACTGGTCAAGATCTTTAAAGATCGGAGAATAGTTGACTCGTATTTTCATACGCAGTTTATCGAGAGTCTTTGCTTTCTCGATCATCTCATGAGCTTCTCTGCGGGCCTTGTTAGATGCTTCGTTGATCGCGTGGATCAGTGGGTTGACTTTGCGTTTCATAACTCTATCCTTTCTAGGTTGCACTGGACCGGCTGATCCAGTGCTTGTATTTTAATTGACTATTACGCTAAATGTCAAACTATTTTTAATTACCTTCTCTACTTCATCGGCCAGATTATCCGATGCCCATTCATGGATTGCATCGTTGATGTTGTAGTCCGTGACATCAAAGTTATCGGATAACCATTCGCTGATCAGGTGGTCATGGTCCACGTTGCTATCCATCCAGTCGCTGATCTGCTGGTCGATGTTGCTCGCGCTGGCCGCGATCCGCTCATCGATTAGCTCGATGAGCGCTAAGCGTTCGGGACTGGGTGCATTCATCACCTGATGCACTGCGTTGGCTGCGGTGTTGAGCAGCACGCGTGCTGCGGTTTGCACTGCCACAGCATCGCTGCTCGCTGCTGCCAGTTCATCGACATATTGCAGCGCTGCCTCGATATCGCAGCCACGGCTACCGAATAATCCACTGCGGAATTGATCTAAAGGGTTTTTCATTTCTCTATCCTTTCTGAGTGCGGCTTCATTCAAGCCGTGATGCAATTACATCACGGCCCACGGCCCGTGGCTAATGAATTGTTTCTATCGGCGGGTGGCCTCCGATAGCCGTTCAAGCTCCCAGTCCAATATCTCGCGAGCCGCGTCCCACAGTCCGCCATGCGGGATTTGGATCCCCTCATATATGGGTTTTTTCAATTCATACATCACCGGCGTGAGCAGCCGGTGAACTGCGCCGTCCCAGTGGCCATCATTTAGGAAATGATTCACGCCGATCTTGACAAGATCGGCGGCTGCCGGATCGTTGACCACGGCCATGGCGATTTGGTTCGGGGTCATGATATTTCCTTTTGCAGGTTTTCAAGAAACAGGATTACGTCCTCGACGCACTCGCCTATCGTGTAGTCGCTGCCTTCATTGTCTTTTGGCATGCGTTGTATTTTCTCGGGCAAGGCTCGGCGGATGTCGTACATGTCGCAAAGCGCGGATGACAATTCGTTATCTATGTTCATTTCTCTATCCTTTCTGTTGGTAAGGCCTCCATTGTGCCAGCGCCACGGCCCGCGTCCAATGAATTGTTTCTATCGAACCAGCGCCAGCAATAGGTCTTTCCGCGTCGAGCCCGCCCGCCCCCGCCGCCACCAATTAGGGAAAAGTAACGCGGGCCGCGCAGCGCGGCCCGCGAACCAAGGCAAAAGGAAAAGGGCAAAAGCGCCAGCAAACGCGCACCGGCTGCCGCCGGTGCGCGGCCCGTGGCCATGGCCACGGGGAACACGGCCCGCGAATCACGCGGGCCGTGGCGCGGTGCGTGCCACGATTAGCACGGGAACCGGTGCGAGGGCCGGGGCCCGGTTTACCCCGGGCAAATTAACGGGGGCAGCCGGTGCCGGTTTTCCCCGTTTTCCCTCTGTAAATGCGAATAATTCGCATCCTAATTTGCACAGTTAAGCCGTGAGCAGCTCCATCGCTCGGTTTTTAATCGCTGCACCGGTGCCGAACCACGCCGATTCGAGGCGCGTATTGTCGCTGCGGCCGCGCTCATGATCGACTAATTCAGTCACCGCGTTAAGCATTGCCCAACGCGTGCCCGCCACGCCGCCGATGTCCGAACCGATAGCCGCGCCGTTGAATAACGTCATGATTCGCTTGTATGCCCGTGATTCGCTGATGTCGATTTTGCCCGTATGGTAAGGCTTGAGCAGCTCAGATACAAACGCATCCGCCGATTCGGCCACCATGGGCACGCCCGCCAGCTTGCGCGATTCAATTAAAAAGCGCTCCCAATTATTGGCCACAATGCCAAGCTCTAACCGGACCGCGTCCGCGTCGAATCGCTCAGAGTGCAGCACGCGCACCGAGGCGGAATTATCACCAAGCGCCGCCGTTATCGTGTTATTACAAACCACGCGCACGGTGGTGAACTTGGCCACAGTGGCCATTGTTCCATCATATGACGTGCCAAGCAATAAGTAAGGCTTGACGGTGTCCCCTTCGACAATATCCGCGCCAGCGCCCACGGATGCCAGCGCCCAAACGCGCCGCCCGTAACTTAACGCGCCCGCCGTTTCCAATTGAAACCCGCCAAGCTTGACCAAGTTATCAAAAAACCCCATAACCTCGGCAGGCTGCACCACGTGGTAGCCGTCCGAAACAACGGCCAAGGGTGCGCCGGTGTCGCTGCGGTGTAGTACTTTGCGCCCTTTGAAAGCTTCCGGTTCGCTCGCGGCTGCGGTGCGAAACAGTACGGGGGATTCAAGCACGTCATAAGCTAGACCCGCCTCATGTGTCCATGTTGTGATGTCCGCATCAGCGCTCAAAGCTTGGCCGAGGCCATGCCATGGGGTTTTGCCGGTGTATGCCATTGCGGCCGTGCCGGTGGTGGTGTCGATCATGTGAGCCATTTCGCTATCCTTTCTTGGTTAAATCAGTAGCCGCCCGGCTGCTGATGTGTTGAATTCTAGTCTATTGTTCGCGCCGGTCAATTGAATTGTTCCTATCGGTTTTGGGTTTCCGATTAATCCCCCCAATGATCCATCAGCCAGCCCAAAAAAAGAAAAATTGCAAGCGCTACTAATAAAAAGATCATGCGGCCACCTCGCGCCCAATATCGCCCGCGATATGGTGCCGCAGCATCGAGCCCACGGGCAGCGCCCGGGCAAAATCGCGAAGGGTTTGCGCATCGTTCGGGTTTCCGGTTTTGCGCGTCCCGTGCCATTGAATAGCAGTCGGGCCACTGGCCGCATAGCAGCCGCCGGGCGCGTCCGTGCCCACTCTCTTTTTTCCGGTCCCATGGGCAACGAATACAACGACAAAATCCCGTTCACCACGTGCGCACAACGGGGAACCATTGCCACAGTCCGCGCATGTAAACGATTCGGCCAGCTCGGCCGGGCAGCGTGCAAATGTTACGCCGTGGATTTTGCGCGGCCAAGTGTCGGCAGTGTCAGCCGGTGCAGCATACACGGCCGGGCGGCCAAGCTCAACGGTGCGCACCGCGTCCGCGATGGTGTCACAGCTCGCGTTAATCGTGGTTTTTCCGGGTTTGGGTTTGGGCAGTGCCTCAGCGGCAAAGTGAGAATAAGCCCACGCCATGCCCCGGCGGGGTACAGCGTCAAATAATGCGGCCAGATAATCCGCGTCAATTTGCGCCGTGCCGGTTTCACTCTTCGGATGCAGTGCGCAGCTACGCGGGCACGTGCCATAAGTCTCATGTTCGCCAGCGCGATAAGTAACAGCTATCGGGCCGGTTTTTTTGTTCGCTGATATTGCAACGGTTTTGAGCATGTCTCTATCCTTTCTTGGTTTGGGAGCGGCCAGTATAGGCCAGCTCCGGCACAATGCCAAATTGATTTTTTAAATATTCGAGCCGTTCCGATAGCTTAGCTTTATTGATCGGTTCCACAATAAAAAGCCCGTCGAAAGTATCGCGGCCCCACTGTATCGCGTCGCGCTTTAATTTGAAAATTTTAGAAGGGCCGTCACGTGTCGCGTGCGCCCAATACACGCAGAGGGTTTTGGTCTTCATTTCTCTATCCTTTCTGTTCGCTGAATTATTTCAGCAACCCCTATTTTGCCAAACCCCGGCAAAATGTCCAATTGATTTTTTCGATCAATCCGCCAAGGCCGATAGCTTTTCTTTCAACTCCGCCCAGTTCATCCCCCGCGAAGGCCAAACCGCAAGCGGCGGCAGCCGAAGGCCATCGGCAGCAAGGGCAACAGCATCGCGGCCATGATAGAGCAAGATCCGGTCGATATTCAAAACAAGCACAAAGCAAGGCCTGCCCTTGGTCGCGTGCCGAATCAAGAAAGCAATTTGATGCGGTCGCAGCGTAACCTTTAAGCCCCGGGCAACAACTTTCAATTCCACAGTGACAAAGCAATCAGCCACGCCAATCAGCATGTCCGAAACACCGAGGTTCACCCGGTTTTCGATTCGCTCGACATCGCACCCCAGCGCTTTAAGTCCATCGCGCACGCGTGCAGAGAATCGCGCCTCAGGTGTCGTCGCCACGGTCTATTTCAAAAACGTCTAAAGGAGGCTCGGCCACGCCAGCATCGAAGGCCGGATCTTTTTCGCGATCGGTGCTGTCCAGCACTTGGCCCGTGGTTGCGTCAATCAAAGCGGTCGGAGGGGGCCCGCCGTACAAGCGCTTGAGTTCGTCCAGCTTTCGCTGCACTTCCTCTTTCGACATGGAGTCAATCGTCCCGTGCCGAATTTCCTTGCGTTCGACATAGATTGTGCCCAGCGCTTGGCCGCGCCGGTACTCTGCCTGCACGGCAGCAGCAAAGGCTCCGGCAGCCAATGCCTTGTCCCGGATCTCCTGCAAGTCTTTCATGTGGCGTTCGTACGAGGTGTTGTACTTCGAAGCCAGCTCAGCACGGTAGGCTTGGATCGCGGCCACCACGTGCGGGTATTCCTTGGGGTTGGTCAGCTTCCACGCCATGACCGAGGCAGAGCCCTCTTTGTACCCGGCACGCATGGCTGCCTCTTTCAGGGTCACCCGGCCATCGCCGGACACGTACTCCTGCACAAACTTCCATTCCTTGGCATTCAGGACCTTTTGCTGCCTCAGGGGTCGGACTTCGCCCGCGAGCCTCTGCTTGGCCTTGTCAGGGACCACAGGGGGCACGTTCCAGACATCCCGCTTGGTCATGCGGTTCTCCACAAGCGCCAGCCGTTGTCCACCTTGCGCATGGAGAAGGTCCAGCCGGGCCTGTGGACCTTGGCAAAGCGGATGGCTGCCACCCTAGCCGAGGCTGCCTGCTTTTCGCCCTTAAACAGGATGCTGTCGCCCGTTTCCATGTCCCGGAAGGGGTAGGTCGTGCGGTCCTCGGGGATGGGTATATTTGCGTCGATTTGTATCAAGGACTAACTCCTGTAAATCAATAAGCAAATGTAACCCAGCAATGCGAATTAGTCAAGATGTACATTCCCCCACCCATCCAATTCAAGGCCGTCTATATAGAGTCTGGGGAGGAAGAGTAGTAAAAAAAAAATCATCTCCTCTAAACGTAGGGACACCCCAGTAAATTACACTGTTTCTGACCCTGTAATGTACTGTAAGCTCCTAACCCCTTGATTTCATTCACTTATTACACCATTACGTCTATCACGTCTATTCCCACAAAAAAAATAAAAAAAACACCTCTTACCCTAAAAACTCCTATAGGGATCCCCAAAATTGCATAACAACCCCTGTTCTATATACTCAAATCAATATATGCTAGGGAAAACCCCTATGAAAAACACAACAAAATGTACTTGACACCTAGTGTTCTCTAAACGATACTACGTGTCCCTAACACATGTAATTCAAGAAAGGATAGCAGAGTATGACCCGAGATCCGTTAACCCAGCTACAGATAGCTGATCTTTCCCTTAAAGTCCCGGTCCAAGTAACGTACGGCAAGAACAGTGAAAACGATACTGTTATAAAGGATGTACGCGTGGTCCACGGTCCGTTGTCCTTGGACATCACTGCTTTGCTCACTGAAGACGACTTCTTTGACGCATTCGAGCAGCTTCACGATTGGTACGTGGACAATGGTCCACTGCCCGCCACCATCACTTCTGAGGAGACTTCAAATGACTGACCACAACGCCTGTAAACCGGCTACGCCGGATCCGTTCTACGGACTTTTGTCCTACAACCATGTTTTCGAGACGGGCACGGGCAAGCACCTGAAGCGGCACACATTGGAATGCTGGCTGGAGTATGACGAGGCGGACGATAGCGTGGGATCCAAGGAGGACTGGGCGGTGTTCTATGCTTTTTTGGACGGCGTGGACATTTCTGAGCTGCTGTCTGAGGAAGTCAAGGAAGAGATCATTTTGGGCGCGATGCAGTACTGTGCTGATGAAGCTGCCCAAGCGTATTACCCATAAACCACACCACACCACAAGGAAAACGAAATGAGCAAGAAGAAAGAACCCACAAAGGCATCATTGCCGAACTATTACGAGGTCAACACTTGGATGATCCACGATGCGTGTAGCACGATGGATGAGGCGATGGCGATGATTGGCATCATTGCCCGGTCCTCGGACCGTGTAACTCAGCAGGCGCTCTTTGGCGTGTTGACTGTGCTGGTTGATTCGCAGAGGACTTTGGGCGAGTATTTGGAGGGCCCAGAGAATGACGAATGAAGGCGCACCCTCACCGGAGGAGATAAAGCGCCTGAAGGTGCAGACACAGGCATGTGCGGTGGAGATTGCCAAGGCGATGTTCAAGCATTCTGAGTCGCCGAAGGTCTCTGTTTTAGCGGCCATGATGGTTGCGGCTGGTGGCGCTCGGGCCACGGGCCTTGATAAGCACATGGCGCTGGACATATTTTTGACCTTTTACAACGATGCAACCAGTTTCATGATGGAAGAGTGATTGCACAGTTTTGGTTGTCATAACCGGCTTGCCGGTTGTCATAACCGGCTTGCCGGTTGTTATAACCGGCTTGCCGGTTGTTGGGAGGAAAGATGGACGAGGATACAAAATTTGTCCTGCAAATGTGGCGTGTGCAGGTGATGGAGAACCACCGGCTTGCCGGTGTTTCTGATCATTTGCAGCGCCGTGTGGATGCATTAGAAAGAGAATTGGGGTACACATATGTTCGAGAACGTACTGATGCTGGTGGGGCTGATGCTAATTGGCGGCGTGCTGGTCGTGGTCGTCGGCGCGATCCTGATAGCAGCGATTGATCAATTACAAAACGGGGGAAGAAATGATTCTTGATCCAGCAACACCAGAAGAAGACGAGGCGTTCAACGAGGTTGAACAGCAGGCCAAGCAGCGCAAGGAGGCTGTGAAAGCCAGCGTATCTCTTAACCCATATCGTGCCCAAGTGATTGAAGAGGTGGCGCAAGCCATTCTGAGGATGGAAGGCTTTGGTCAGGACACATTGCACAGCTTTGCTATTTTTATCAGGGGATTGAAATGACACAAGAAGTATTGAAACTGGCGCTGGGAGCGTTGGAAGATTTTGTAGACGTTATCAAGTACGACAATGAACAAGATGACATTGGGCGCAGGGCTTGTTGCGATGTGCTTTCTTACAATCCGCACTCTGAAAGCTGCAAAGCAATAAAGTCTATCGCATCCCTACGCCAAGCCATTGCAGAGCTTGAAAGCCAAGAGCCTGTGGCGACAGTCACAAGTGAAACAGGGGCAGACATAACAATGTCTTGGTGGCATGAACCTGCATTGCCTGTTGGCACAAAACTTTTCACCCACCAACCACAACGCACATGGGTAGGGCTGACGGATGAGGAGATTGAAGATATCGTAGAAGACTGCGATGGTGTCGGTTGGGATGTTGCCCAAGCCATTAGAGCAAAACTCAAGGAGAAGAACACATGACTGATTTTTGCACACATGATTGGCGATATGAACTTGAACTTTATATGCGAGACGGCAAACGCTATGTTTGTATGGCTTGCGGTTTAAAGGTTGAGCATTTTGAAGGACAAGACAATCAGATTGAGTCCAAGATTGAGCAAGCCAAACTCAAGGATAAAAACCCATGAGCTGGAAAGATTCAACACTCAAATACATCAAGGAACTGATGAAGCCAAAGCCAATCAGCGAGATCATCGAGAAAGAAATGCGTGAGGCCGTCATCAAGAAGCTGGAAGCTGAGAGTGCTGTGGAATATGCAAGGTCAATCGTTCAGTACAACCAACAACGTATCGAGCGGCTGGAGAAGCGGCTGTATGAACATCGGGGGGAAGAATGATATTTGATCGTTTACTTGTTGCCGCCGTGTGCTGTTGGCTGGGCGTGACAGGTTTGTTTCCAGCTACAGCAGAACCAGTAAAGCCTCTGACCCCAGCGCAGTTGCAAGCCAAGGCCAAACAGAAGTCAATCAGCAACGTATGCAAGGGCAAGCGCAAGAGTCAGACCGTGAAAGATTTGTGCAGAAGATGGGAGAGACAACAAGATGCTTGAAAAGATCAAAACATTCTTTGGCAGGGTGCGTGGGCAACACGCAGAGAAGCAGACCGTGGTAGTTCAAAACGAGCTTTGGCATTGCACCGACTGCAAATTGATTTTCTTGAACAAGAAAGAAGCAGAGAAGCATAAATGCATGGAGGCTCCAATCAAATGAATTGCCCTGAATGTGGCGCGTGGTCCGTGATCCTTGAAACGCGGTCCAGTCCTGTTAGATACAGAAGAAGGAGAGAGTGTGCAAATGGACACAAGTTCACAACTGAAGAAGTTGCAGTCACGTCCGCGCAGATCAAAGAAGAGGGCCGAGACCGTTTCAACAATTATCGAGAGAAACGGGTGGAATCCGTTCGAGCGCGTAGATCCAAAGATTTTGGAAATGCTTCACAGAAAGCATGAGCAGGATGCCGAAAAAACTCGGCGATATTTTTTACTATCCGAACCCGGCAAAGCCGGTGTTCATCAAACAGAGGACGCACCAGTATGAGAAAGCAAAGCAGCAAGTCAGTCAAGTTCATGGAGTACATCATGAATCATCCCAATGCCAAGGTGGGGGCAGTGGCCAAGAAGTTTGGCATCACCCCGTCCCTTGGATACCAGTTGCGCAAGAAGGCGCTGGACAATCAGATCGGGATTTGGGCACCCCCGGAGATGGTTCCTATGCCCGAAGTGCCAGATAGTGAAACGACAGCCGTATTGAAACAAAGAGGGCAACGATATGGCCTGTTTAGTGAGCAAGCGCGAATTGCACAAAGTCTTAAAAATGCATTACGTGCAGAAAAGGGCTTTTACAAGCTATCCGAAGTTCAAAAAGAAGCCCTTGAAATGGTCATGCACAAGATAGCCCGGATGCTCAATGGGGATCCAACATATGATGATAATGTTGTTGACATTATGGGATATACTGAACTCATGTTACGGCACATGAGAGGCAAGGAGCATGAGCTTTAAAAAATGGAAATATCCCACAACCACCCGGGCGTACAACTCGTGGAGAAGCATGAGGCGCAGGTGCTACAACGTCAACGATTCCGCATACCCCAACTATGGTATGCGGGGCATCACAGTATGTGATCGATGGCGGAATAGCTTTGATAATTTTTATGAAGACATGGGCAACCCCGCACCGGGGTTGTCGCTTGATCGGATTGACAACAATCAAGGGTATTCTCCTGAAAACTGCAAATGGTCCACCATTAGTCAGCAATTGAACAATCAGCGTAGAAATGTGGTTATTGAGTATTGCGGGCTGAGGATGACGCAATCGCAATGGGCAAAACACCTAAAAATCAAGCCGAATACGTTGGCAAAACGACTTAAGCGGATGGGCCCAGAAAAAGCACTGTCTTCCGGTCGTTTGAAGGAATGGAAACATGGTACGCGTGCGGGATATGAAGGGCATAAATGCAGGTGTGACCTTTGCCGAGGATCAAATAATGCAAGACACAGAAAGAAAAGAAAAGAGAGGAAAGAAAATGATTAAATCAACGATATCCAGAACGCCTGCTGAGGTTCGGGCCCTGTTCCTCGGCGCGTTACGCACGAACAATTACTCGATGAAGACCTCGGAGATTGCAGCCTTTACAACGCTGCCCATTTCCATGGTCCGCCGTTGTGGGTTGGGTTTGGCCAACGAGAACAAGATTGAAGCGGCCCTTGTCCCCGGAAGGGGCAAGGGTGAGTACAGGTTCACGATCACGCAGCTGGATTTGTTTGAAGACAACAAACCCAAGCCCGGTTCGTGGATGGAGATCGTAAGGTCTCCGAAGAAACAGATCTGGGAGAAGATCAAAAACTTGTTCAAGTAAAAAGGGCCCTACGGGGCCCTTTTATTTTGCCTCACCCCAGCTCGGGCCAACCTCTACGTCACAGCGGCTGGGAACTTCTAAGCGCACAGCATTGGCCATGATCTCGGCAGCAGCCAGTGCCTCCTCCCGATTCTTAACCGACAGCGCCAGCTCATCATGCACTTGCAGGATGGGGTTGAACCCGGCCTTGGCGAGCGCCACCATGGCCGCTTTGGTCTGGTCTGCGGCCGACCCTTGAATGAGCCTGTTCAGGCCCTTGTAGGTCCCCGCACGCTTGATCCGCGAGCCGTATTCAATGACTGCTTGT